GGTTAGGCCAGATCAAGGGCGACGCTGCTACCTGGGGTCCAGGACTGAACGGGGTCGATAAAGATCGCGCCATGTTCCTGAGGCTCGGAAGCTCCGAGGTTCTTGACGCCTTCATGACTAATTGCGTCTTCAAAGGTAAAACTAGAGAGCGTAATATCCGTGGTGGTAGAAGCGTTGCCTTTCCAATTACTGGAAAAATGTCAGCCCGGTACCACCAGCCCGGCACACAAATACTAGGTCAAGGTAACGACCCTAGTGACAACAATCAGCGGGTGATTGAACTCGACGCATTGATGGTGGCTGACGCAGCTATCTATCAACTTGATGATCTGATGAATTTCTATGATATTCGTCAGATCTATACAACCGAGCTGGGTAGAAGTTTAGCCTATGAGTATGATAAGCGTGTTGCGCGTATTCTTTACGCCGCCGCTAGTAATACAACAGAGCCTCTTGCAAAAAATCCTCTGAATGCCGGACGTACAGGCCAGCTCATCGATCTCGGTGACAACGCTGCTACTTTTGACGCCAAAACACGTCAGGCTCGTGGCGACATGTTGGTTGACGCCATCTTCGATGCCCGCGTGGGCTTCGAGAAGAAAGACGTCAGCATTGACAACATGTATGCGGTCTTCTCTCCTGATGATTATTACTGCATCACGCAGTCATCTCGTGCAATCAACACCGACTTCAACGGTGGTGGCGGCAACGGCACAATCGCTCAAGGTGAAACTGCAAGGGTCGCTGGCATTCCTCTGTATTCCAGCAACCACGTCACACAGCCTGCCTACACATTGGTCGCTGGTGATGTGAACCCTGACTATGCGCAGGATCTGTCAGACGTTCGTGGCTTCGTATTCCACCGTGATGCTGTTGGTGTTGTGTCTCTTCTGAGCCCTTCACTGCAACTCACAGGGAACGAGTTCCGCGTTCAGTACCAGTCCGATTTGATGGTCGCCCGTCAAGCTCTCGGTATGGGCCAGCTTCGCGCTGAGTGTGCTGCTGCTATCTCCGTCTCAGCAACCTAAGCTGAGTCTGAGTTGGGGGAACGAGGGGTCAGGCAACTGGCCCCTTTTTTCATGAGCCATAGACTGTGTGCAACGTCCCCGTAGCAGTCAATGGGCTTAGTTCAACAGACAAAAGCTCCAGGCCGCACAACGCTGCTTGATGCGGTGAACGTATGCCTTGAAAACATCGGTGAGCAGCCGGTGGACAATCTTGAGAACGAGCAGATCCAGGATGCTCGAATTGCAGAGCGGACCATTCTTGAAGTTCACAAGCAAGAGCAGGTTCGAGGTTGGAGCTGGAATAAGGAATACGCCTATCCATTCTCAAAGGACAGCCTGAATCAGATACGGGTGCCGGAAACAGTCGTTGAGTTCTCGCCTAATCCATATCAATGGAATGGCCGGTTTCAGCTAAGGGGTTCAAGGGTTTACGACCTATTGAACAGGACGTATCAAATGGACTCAACAATCACTGAAATTACAGCTGATGTGGTTTGGCTTCTGTCATGGGAGGACGTGCCAGAAGCCTTTAACCGCTTTGTATCCATCAGGTCAGCTCGAATATTTTCTGATCGGACGCTGGGCTCAGAAGCGTTGTTCAAGTACACCCTTAAAGATGAAGAAGATGCCCAAGCGTTATTGATGAGAATGGAGCTGGAGCAAGAAAGCCCCAACATGTTGACGAACAATTATTCATTCCCGACCTATCAGCCATCAACCGGGTTAATGAATCGTCGGGTTTCTACTGGCTCATCGATCTTCTGATGAAAAACATTGCATTCACGATCCCCAACTTGATTCAAGGGGTCAGCCTCCAGCCGGATGCGCAAAGAGACCCAAGCCAAGGGGCAATCCAAATCAATGGTGTCTCCTCAATTGCTGAAGGCTTGAGGAAGCGCGACAGCAGCAGAACCCTGGCGAAAGTCAGCGCCACGCCTTTTGGTGATGCGTTTTTCCATACGATTCTCCGAGACCAGAAAGAGGAGTACATCGCCGTCATCACAAATACGGGGATTCAGGTTTTTGACCTTGCGGGTAATCCCATCAATGTTGTTGAAGATTCTGGCGCTTACAGCTATTTGAGCGGCATCACGGACGCCAGGCAGCAGATCAGAGCCGTGACAATTGCTGATTACACATGGATTACGAACACAACAACAGCCACGGCGATGGATCCCGCCACGGCTCCAGTCACCAGCAGGCCGCCGCATGAGTGCTTGATTTGGGTCAAGCAAGCAGCTTATGGAAACGAGTACAAGGTCAACATCAATGGGTTTGAAGTAACAGTTCAGACGCCAGTCGCTCCTGTCGTGAGTAACGGCTCAACAGTTACTGAAAACCGGATTAGCTCAGAAGAAATAGCAGAGCAAATCATCACGGGCCTGGGGACTGCTGGCCTCACTGGTTACACCCTTGAACAATCGGGTTCTGTTATTTGGATTTGGGGCACCAGCCCAATCACAGTTGCTGCGACTGACGCGAAAGCAAACAGCACGATCACTGCAATTCTTGGCGAGGTGCAAGCTTTTACTGAGCTGCCAACAATTGCGCCAGAGGGTTATCAGGTTGAGATAACTGGAGACCCTGGTACAGCGTTTGATAATTACTACGTCGAGTTTGAACCTCGCAGTGGGACGTTTGGGGAAGGTGCCTGGGCTGAAACAGTCAGCCCTGGTGTTGAGTACAAGGTCAACCCTTCGACCATGCCGCACGTCCTGATCAGGACAAACTCAACCCCAGCATCATTCTGGTTTGGCCCCGTCAACGGCCAGACCGTCACTGGCATTCCTGACGGTGTTCCTGAGTGGGGGAAGCGTACCGCTGGTGATTACGACACAGCTCCCGATCCTTCTTTTATTGGCTATGCGATTAACGACATCTTCATCTACAAGAACCGACTCGGATTCTTGGCTGATGAGAATGTTGTCCTCAGCAGAGTTCGAGAGTTCTTTGAGTTCTTTCCTGAGACGGTTACGACTGTTCTGGACAGTGACCCTATTGACGTTATTGCTAGTAACAACCGTGTTTCGGTCCTTCGCTATGCAGTTCCCTATCAAGACGAGCTGATCTTATTTTCTAGCCAGATCCAGTTCAGATTCAATGCTGCCGAAACTGTCCTGACACCAGCGACGGCGCAGATCACAGTGTTGACGCAGTTTGACGTTGACATTGAGGCAAGACCACAGCAAGCAGGTGGTGGCATCTTCTTCATGCAATCGAATGGCCAATGGTCACAGATGCGTGAGTTTGCAGTGAGGGGTGCAGGCACGGCCTTGACTGCTGATGCGGCTGACTTGACTGGTTATGTCAGTTCATATATCCCAGATCAGTGCTTTAAGTTGACGGTCAACGATGCCGGTAATTCGTCGTTCCTGGTCAGCTCCAGGTACGAAGCCGATGGAATCGATTACCGGAAAAGGATCTACACATACAAATGGTTCCTGCGAAATACGGGCAGCGGTCCTGAACGAGTACAAAACAGCTGGTCATATTGGGAGTTTGGCGCTGATGAGGTTCTTCAGGTCGTTTGCGTAAGAGAGATTCTTTACTGCTTGATGCGTTACGGCGATGAGGTTTACCTAGAAGCTATTTCTGTTCTTGACCGAGCAGAGGAGCCAAGTAATGGCCTTCTCCCCGTATTGCTTGATCGTCTTGTCAGCAGCACGGCGGCAACACCAGCGCCATTACGAATGGCCCCTGGCGTGTATAGCGAGCAAACACGCGAGACCACATTCACGCTGCCTTATGCCGCTACTAATGAGGTGCAGGTGTGGTCGGCGTATAACAACAGCGGATCTGGAAAGCCAGGGCCGGTTCTTCTTGGCTCAACGTCATCCGGCACGACAGTCATAACAAGAGGAGACTGGTCAACTGCTGATGTTTGGGCTGGCGAAAAATATCAATTCCGTTATCGCTTTTCACGTTTCAAGCTGATGCAAGACATTGGCGGTGGCAAAGCTCCGCGTAATGTCATTCGCACCCAAGTCAGACAAGCAAAGCTGGGCTATCACGAAACAGGGTTTTTCCAAGCAAAGACAATGCCGGAGCATCGCTCTCCTGGTCTATACACATTTGATGCAACAGTGCTGGCGGTAAGGGAATCACAGATTGGCGACACGTCTCCATCGACGGAATCACAAGAGCGTTATTACGAGGGCGTATTCAATATCCCGATCATGGGCCGTGGAGATCGTGTCCTAGTGGAGTTGTTGAACGACACTCCGCACCCATGCAAGTTCTCGACTTGTGAGTGGATTGGCGGCATGACCAGTCGATCAGGAGCGTCCTAGTGGAGTGGATCATGGAGCCATCGGCCAGTGATGCCATGGCAATTGCCGATAACCTCAGACCAGAGGATGCGACCGAGGTGATGCTGAGTCATGGCATGGATCCGTTCGAAGCGGTTAAATCCAGCTTTTGCGAGTCAGACATCTGCCGTGGAATCGCAAGTGACGAAGGCGTTCCTGTTGGTCTCTGCGGGGTCGTAGGGCATCGCATCTGGATGCTGGGAACTCCTGAGCTAACGGCAACACGAAGGGGCAGGTGGCAGTTAATCGTTGAGGGGCGAAAATGGGTGGATAGTTGCTTTGAGGAAGTGGGCGGTCCGCTGTTTAATCAGGTGTATTCCAAGAACACTGAGTCAATTCGTTGGCTGAAGATGCTTGGTTTCACTGTTGACATCCCCAAGCCAATTGGGAAGTCAGGCGCTTTGTTCAGTGATTTCTGGAGGAACAACTAATGATTGATATTAGCCCCCTGGTCCTGGCCGCAGGGTCAGGCGCTCTCAACTTTGGGATGGGAATGCTTGGCAATCAAGCCAAGCAGCAGGACTATCTCAATCAACAAGCGCAACGCAAAGCATCTGCTGAATTTGCGTCATGGTCTGCTTCTCAACAACAGCAGCAGACAGACCTAAACAATCAGTATTCCTATTGGCAGCAACAAGTCAATTACGGCCAAGAAGTTGCTTATGCCAATCAGCTACGCAACTTTGAGCTAGCTAGATCCATTGATCAGGCCGAGCTGGTTGCACAAGCCAGGGCTGGTGCTGGTGCCAACTTCATGCAGGCCAGTGAGGCCACGGCTGAAGCGTTTAGCCAGCAGTCAATGTCTGACGCTGTATCGCTGATGCAGTACAAGCAGCAGGCATTA